TGGGCACAAGCAGGTATTGATACAGAGTCAGCATCTGCTGCAATTTTCACCACTGGTGGTTTTGAAGCAAAGAAATTTGGATCAGTAGGTTGGGGATTAAGAGTTCAAGAATATGTTGATGTTGGTTATGATTTAGGTGGAACTAGTGGATCTGAAGATCATCTCGGTGATGATGTACTCAGTAGATTTTACGGAAATATGAATTTGGAGATGCCAATCCTTTCGATTGGTATGACACCTGCTTCCCATAAGGCAGCATTTGCTCCATACGGAAAAACTGAGGTTAATACTGATGGTGCAGTATTCTCCCAACTACAACCAAATATTGTTAACACTCCAACTGGTGGTATTGGTAGTGATGGTGCTCGTTGGAATAATGTTTTCAGTAACTTCTTAGATGTTGGTCCTTTAGGAACTGACAGTCAAGCAAATATGGTTAACCTAGACGTTGGTTTGGGTGCAACTATTGGATATCTAAATGTTGCTGGTGTTGGTGGAACCGATGAGAATGAAATTTATCTAGATGTTGGTCCTGGTAAATCAAGACTATCTAATGTGGATAGTTCTGGATTCTTTAATCATCTTGGTGTTGCAACAATCAATGGATTCTTAAACGTCATCAGTGATAGTTACAATAATGCGTATGTTGCTACTGCTTTCCAATCAAATAATGTAGATTTATTCAAGCAAGACGAAACTAATAGTACAAATCCCGAGTTTTTCTATCCAGCAATGGGCAACTCTGGACAGAATCAAACTGATGCTGGTGCTCAACTATTTGTCAACCCAGGATTCTATCTGGATGCATTTGGTACTAGTTTATTCGTACATAATAATCTAAATGTTCTTGGTACATCTATTCTTGCGTCAGAAGAAAATCCAGACCTAAGATTTGACCTAATAAACTATGGTGTTACTGAACTTAATTTTGCAAGTCAGGCAAGATATATTGATATTGGTGAAGCACAAAGTGCTGTTGGTGGTTTTACAACAATTAGAAGTAATAATACAGAACTTGCCAGACTAGTTCTATCACAGAATGAGATTAAAGCAAGTGATCAGCAAGTAAATATCACTCTTGATAGTGCAACATCCACAGCATTTGCTGGTTTTGTTCAAATTGGTGGTACACACATTAAATGTGATTCCAATGTTATTGACATTGCAGACTCATCACAAAGAGCAGATTTATTCAAACAAGCAGAAGATATTATTGTTGGTTCTAATGATGTTGGTATCATCACCATTAGGAATAATGTCACAGAACTTACTGGTTTCTTGAGACTTGGTAAGAATGTTATTCAATCATCTGATGAATTTACCGCAATTCAAATTGGATTGGGTGCAACATATACTGAAGTCACTGGTGATTTGGTTGTTGGTGGAAAAGATATTCAAGATGGTATTGGTATCACAAACATGACCCTAGATGGTGATGTTAAGACTACTTTCTATGGAGACATTGAGGTTCGTGGAAATCAGATTCTAGCATCAGATGGTACAGTCAACATCTTGATGTTTGATGCACAAGAAGCAACGAGTTTTACTGGTAACATAAGAGTTGAAGGCAATAACATTTTAGCAGGTACTGGTGATACAAATATCACTATGGTTGCAAATAATAATACCATATTTGCTGGACCAATTCAAGTCAATGGTAATGCAATTCGTGCAAGTAATGGTCAAGATAACATCGAAATGGATAGTGATGTTAAGACAACCGTTTTAGGTGATTTGCAGGTAGGTACAGGCACAATGCGTGCTGGTGATGCAACAATATGTATTAAAATGATTGGTGGTACTGGTGATGTTGGAATTACAAGTGACTTAACTGCTAATAGTGCATTCTTTAATGGTGATGAAGCAAGACTGAATACATTAGATGTTAACATCAGAGATAATCTACTAACTCTTGGTCTCATTGAAGATCCACTTAATCAAGGTCAACTTATTCCTCCTAATGTATCGGTAGGAAATAGTGGTGATGCTGGTATCGTCATGGCACGTTATGACGTTGGACTTTCAACTCATAAGTATGCTGCTATTTTCTACGATAATTCTCAAGGAAGAATTGCAATCCGCACTGATGTTAATCCAGATCCTGGTACTGGTGAGGTTGGAAGAGATCGTTTTGTTGTTGAGCAAGGACTTCCATCAGAATTGGAAGTACAAAATTTATACATTAATCTAAATAGCACTCTTGGAATCACTACTATCTTTGAAGCACAAGTTTCTGATGATGGTGAATCAGTTGAGGATGTTCTTGCTGTTGTAAATGTTGAGATTGATGCTGGGTTCTTCTAACCCTTGACAAGATGCCCAAATGTTGCTACAATCTCTCTGTTGAGGTTAGAAAAGATATAGCTCTAAGACTTTAATACTTGTCTATATACTGCTACAATATAACTAAGGATTATTTTCATGGACCCATCTGAAATTTCTTTAAGTACTCCATCAAAATCTTTTGAATATGAAAAACTTGCTAGAGATATTGATAAAATTGAAGATATTGAAGAACTGAAAATGACTCTTAAATCTTATGTTAAATTATATTTTAAGCAACAAGAAACAATTAAAATGATCTGATGGAGACAGTTTGAGAACCGTCACAAGCACCTTGACTTTAGGGTCGGGGTGCTTTATAGTATATTCATTGACAGGGACAGCACTTGACCATCACTCTTCGTCCACACCAGCAACGTGCAGTTAATGCTATGTGGGACAACAGCAAAGGTCAGGTCATCGTTCCTACGGGTGGTGGCAAGACTATTTGTATGATTGAAGATGTAATGATCAATCTTGATCTTATCAATCTTGGTCAGACTTATGTTGTTGTAGCACCTCGCATTCTGCTTGCTGAACAACTTTGTAGTGAGTTTCTTGAACTGATTGATACTAAGAATGTTCATGTAATGCACGTTCATAGTGGTGAGACTCAGCATTTCAGCAGCACTAAAGCAGAACAGATTCATATGTTTGCTAATGTTGCTCGGACTTCTGGTGACTCCTGCATTATCTTTACTACCTATCACTCTCTTCATCGTGTGATGGAAGCAGATATTGAGGTCAATACTATCTACTTTGATGAAGCACATAACAGTGTTCAACGTAACTTTTTTCCTCCCACTGAGTTCTTCTCTCACGAAGCAGATCGTTGCTTCTTTTTCACTGCTACTCCTAAGCATTCTATCACGGTAATGAAACCTGGCATGAATGATCCTGAAGTTTATGGTCAGGTTATTTGTCAGGTTCCTGCTCCAGAACTTATCAATGGTGGTTTCATTATTCCTCCTAAAGTTGTTGTTAATCAACTAGATAATGCAGATCTCTATCCTGATGTTCCTCTCAGGGATTCTACACACTTAATCAAGACTATTGATGAGACTGGTGCTGATAAGGCATTGATCTGCTCTAAGTCTACAAAAAACATCATCAATCTAATTGGTCAGTCTGACTTTACTTTCCAACTAGAATTGCGTGGATATTCTTACATGTATATCACAGCAAAAACTGGTGCTATCATCGATGGACGTAAAGTCAACCGTGAGGTGTTCTTTGACACTTTGAGTGCATGGGGTCGTGATGATGACAAAAAGTTTGTTGTGCTCCACCACAGCATCCTCTCAGAAGGTATCAATGTCAGTGGTCTTAATGCTGTAATTTTCATGAGGTCAATGGATTATATTGGCATCAGTCAGACTATCGGTCGTGTGATTCGATTGCATAAAGATGATGCTGCTGGTCTTCGCAATGGCACTATTGTTCCTGGTAAACTTGATCAGTATACCAAATCTTATGGTCTAGTTTGTATCCCTGCCTTCAATAAAGTTGGTATTCAGACTGCACAAAAGATTCAGAATGTTGTTGACATTGTGTTTGAGCAAGGTGATGCTGCTGTTTCTGTAGTTAAGAAGTAATTTATGAAGTATACATACACTAACTCATCAAAGTTAGAACCTACTTACTATAAACAATTCTGCTCTGATGATGGAAATTTTGTTGTAATTCCGATTGCAGGAAAGGGTGTTAAATACACCATTATTGCTCAAGGAAAACCAACGGGAAAAATTTATAGAAAATTTGACACAGCAATGAAAGATGTGTTAAAGTTACAAAAAAAGTACAAAAAGAAATTCAAAAAGTAATTGGTATGTCAAATTTTTCATTATATTGTGATGTTCCAGAAGGGCATAATGAATATCTAATTCCCATGTTTTCTGTCCCACTTCTGCATCTCAAAGTGGAAGAATGGGATGAAAAGAGAAAAAGTCTTCTCGATATGTATTCAAGAAGAAGACAAGAAAGTGATAAATTTAAGATTGCCACAGGTTCTAATTCTTCTCTAGATGTGGAAACTGATTATCACCACAATCATGACACTGGAGAGACTTACGATAGAGAAATAACAGATATTCTCAAATCAGAATTAGAAACTTTTTCAGATACTTTTGAATGTGCTGCTGAAGTATGTACTTCATGGTTTGAAAGAGCAACTAATAGTAAGTTTCATCAGGTCCATAATCATGGATCTATGGGATTTAGTGCTGTATTATTCATTCAGTTTAGTCCTGAGTATCATACTCCCACAGTATTTTTGAATCCAAACCTGGCAGATAATGAGGTTTGTA